GATGAATTGATGAACGATCACATTCAAGATAAAATTAACGATGATAATAAAAAAAATGAAGAGACGTATTACAAACGGTATGAATGGTTGCAGGCACTAGAAAAAAAATACCCCCGAGCTAGTGGAGCGTTAGCAAATGATGGGGTAGATTCCCAAAATGCTGGCGGTAACGAGCGTGATGAAGGCTATTGGGAAAGAATGCTTGGAAGTCAAAAAAGTTCTTTTGTAGGTAGAGCCGAAGACTATGGCATTGATCCAAATCTTTTTTATGATGCTATTAGAAACAACACAATATCAGAAGGTGCCAAAGTTGACCGCATGGTCAGCCACATTAAATCTAACGAGAAAAAAGCTGGTAAATCTGCCAAAGATGCCGAAAATATTGCCTGGGCAACAGCCAACAAACGGGGCATGTTAGATAACAAAAATAAAAAGAAACATGTAACCGAGGAAGATAATGATGATCATGAATATCATCTTTATTACAACGGCAATCATCCAAAAAAAGGGATGCGAGTAAACAAAACTATATACAAAAATTTAAAATCAGCAAGACGTGCGGTAGATAAACTTGACAATGCGTATGGCGCATACGCGCATGGTCATAAAAAAGTTAAAAAATCACAACCAGAAACTATGAAAGAAAGTAGTTACAACAATAACGTATTGCTAGAAAGTATGTGTCATTCAATGACTAGTGAGCAAAGACGAATTGTTGAAGGTATTGTACAAGAACTACGTCCATTAACTGAAATGGAATTAAATCCTGATCAAGTTAAACAGATATTTCAAACTGCACAACAAGATTCTACCGCGGCAGGTGGCAATCGTACCGCAATAGGGCAAGGCAAAGATGTTGCAGTTAAAGTTAATGATACAATTAACAAAGTAGGCAAATGGCTACAAGATACAACGCCAGTTCAATTTTTTGACAGAAAATTTGAAGAACTTAAAGGCAAAATTGGCAAAAAGTTTCCAGAACTAGACAGCAAACTTACATCAATCGGTACTTGGGCAAAAGAAAATCCAGGAAAAACTGCTGCTATTATTGGTGTACTAACCACTATTGCTGCATTAACAACTGGACCAGCTGGTGGTGCTATTGCTGGGCAAATATTACGCGGCACTACTGAATTGATGAAAGGAGAAAAACTTTCAACTGCGATTGGCAAAGGCGTAAAGACTGCCGCATTTGGTTATCTGACAGGTTCAGTATTAGACAGCATTGGTAGCTGGTTGCGCACGTGGACATTAGATATGGTGCAATATACACCAGATATCAGACAAGCCAAATTTAAATGGAGCAAAACAATTTCGTGGGGTGATGCACAAAATGGCGGATCGCAAACTTTATCTAAATCTTTAGATAGCGGATACTTTCTAAATGCTGATGCAGATCGTTTATCACAATTGGTTGAAACTTTCAACAGTACTGGTAATCCTGCGACTAAAATGCAGACATTTGAAGAATTTAGAGAACTGTTAGCAAAGTGCGCAGAACCTGAATATTTTGAACGTGCTGAGATTGCCGACAATTTAGATCGCGCTTTAGCAATAGCCAACAATAATCTGTATCAGAATACTGTTAAGCTGACAAAAGCTATAGCAGCTGGGGCACAAGGCGCAGTACAAGCTGCCACCGGAAATTCAGATCAACCGCCAGAAAAACCAGTAGCAACTACTGCAGAATCGATTGATCGAAATTTAACAGTTTACGCATGGTCATTGAATGAAAGTATTGGATTGCCACGAGGTGGTGTTCATTTAACCAATGAAGGCATTGGCGATATGTTTAAGTCTGCCGCCGGTAAGGTTGGAAAATGGGCACAGACTAAAGGGCAAAACTTAACTACTAAAGTTACAGCAGACAAGCTGCAGACAGCATGGAAAAAAGCCGGCAGTCCAACAGATAGTGATGAGATTGCTAAAATATTACAGAATGCTGGTGTTGATTCAGAGATTATTACTCAGATTTATACTTCTATGAAAATACCTGCGCCAGCTAATGCAGATGCCGCCCCAACAACAGGTGGAGCAGGTGCATTTGGGCAAATGGCAAATCAATTGGGCAACCAATCAACAACGGCTGCAACAACACAATCTTCTCCATCTGCGTCAGCTGGTGCAAACGCATTTGGGCAAATGGCAAATCAATTGAGCAAACAACCCTCAACAGTTGGCGCAGCACCAACAACACCGACGACTTCGTCCACTGGTGGTACTATTCAACAAAAACCCAATGGATTAGTACATACCGCGAATCCAAATAATCCTAATAATACAAATGCGAGAGCACCATCCCAAGCTAAACAGCCGGCCGCAACTAATGCAGATCCATTTAGTCATGCAGTAAACCAATTGGGAAATTTAACTGCGGCAAAACCGAATGCTGTACCGACAACAGCACCAACAACAGCACAGACAACAGTGCCACCGACTGCACCTGCAAAACAACGCACTGGTGGTAGGGTTTCCGGGCAAGTAAGTCAAAGTCCAAATGCCGTGAGAAAACGTAATGCTAGAGCAGCAGCAAAAGCAACACCAACGACTACTAAAGAAAGTCTTGGTCCTAAGTTTGGTGGATATTACAAAAGTACACAAAAAGGTGCACCGCGGGCAGGACAAGGTTTTGGTTCTATGGAAGAGTCTATTAGCTTAAACACTACTGTAAAAGCTATTGCGAATGACATCGGTGAACCAATTACTAGTTTGTATGCTACATTAAAAAAAATGGCTAAGCAATACTATGACAACAATGGTGACCTAAAGCGTTTTGGGTTAGTAGCTGCTGGGGTCGGAAGTCGTTGGTTTCAACAATACTATGTTAATAAAATGCAAACAGACTTGTATGATTTAACTAGACAAAGCCCATCACATGCAGCTGAACTGAAACAGTTTCTGCGTGGCAAAATGATAAAAGATAATCTTGTAATGCCTAAGAGTTTTAGCGAACTCAATAAGGATCTTCCTGAAATTCTTGCTAGGATGGGTACCAAAATGGGTGCTGAAGCACTAGCAAAGAATGCCAAGGCGTGGGTTTATAATAAACACGATTACGAAGATTTCATTAATAAGTTACTTAATGGCAAAGGTGACGATGATGAGGGTGATGGCTACGGCGCTTCAGCTACGGTAGATGCTCCTAGTAAAGATGCCTTATTAGGAAAGCAACGCAATCATGCAGAAGAAATAGTTAATGATGTACTACGAAAACTGCCATCAAAGGTGGCAGGCGATATTCGTAATGCTATTGTTCGTGCTCCTAATAAATTACAAGCACTTCAACACGAATTGCAAAAACGCAAAATTGCTCCACCTATGGAAGAAGGTGCCTTAGGTAACATGACGAAAGTACGCTCTGATCCGTTAACTAAATTAAAAGAACCAGAAGATTTGAAAATGAAAAAGCCAGACCGGTTTAAAGGTATGTCTAATCATAATAATCTAGCAGCGGCGCAAGCACGAAATCTTGTGGCAAAAGGTGCACAAACCGCTGGACCAGGTACAGGCGCCCATAAAAATAAAGCACTTGATGTTAAAAAAGGGTTGACACGTTCACTAAAGCATAAAGGTAAATTTGATTTTTCAGAATCACCTAATTTCTTGACCTGGGCAATATCAGCTGGATATAATGTTATTGGCAATCCTGCTGTGTATGAGAATGCAAAACGCATATACAATCGTTTACTAACTGAAGAGAAAACTGATTTAAAACCAGGACAATACTTCATTTGGACTGTTCATTTTGATGATGGCAGCAGTAAACAAGTAAAAATTAAAGATGAAAAATTTGATGTGGCTAAATATTATGCCGATAAAAATCAAGTAGTCGTAAATATTGATTATAATTGGGAACCTAAAGGAAACTAAATGAAAATTGAAAAAATTGTAGTAACATTATTATTAACAATATTTACAGGCGCAGTGGCAGCGCACGCTCTGGGAATTTGCCAGGGTGAGTATGCTTTATGTGCAGCATCAGCAACAACACCAACTGGCAAAACCATGCTAGTTGATGGTAAGGTATTTAGGGAAGGAATGGCAGTATGCCCTGTATTAAATGGCACAAGTATTGCAAATCTGGATCTAATGAAAGGTTCATGCAATATTGAAACCGGCAAGGTATGGTCATTATTTGGTATTCCACCAGAAACTGAATATCCACAGGCACCTACTTGGGATATTGCTCCAGCCGCATTCAGAAGTTTTACCATTGGTGACACGCAAGATACTGGCATGTCCAATATGTGGAGTTTTCCATGTTTTATACAGGAAGTTAAGGTTAATGGCGTAAAATTGGCATCATGTTATGGTCCTATAATGGAAAGTCCATGGACTAATGACCATGTTAAACAAGGCCAAACTGGATTTACACAAGCTGCTGAGGGTGCTATATATCCTGTCGGTGGCAATGCTCCACAAAAACCATAATATGTATCCAGTATATCCTGAACAAGAAGAAGGCGATGATAGTGATCACAAACGTAATCCCTATGCGCCTACCTAAAGAATCCACCTTAGGATCCGTTTGACGAAACGGTATAGGCGTCCGCGCAATTGAACTGCTCCGCGTAGTGAGCCGGGGGATAAAGTAACCCTCATTTCACCAATTTCTGTTGCACAAAGTAATAATTAGTTTATAATAGTTACATTAACAGGAGAATTACATGTCAGACAGAACATTTTCAGGCGAACAAACCAAAAAACTAGAATCCATGATTAACGAAGGTATGCAGGTTATGATGGAAATTGAAACCCTTACAGGTGGATTAAACGATACGGTAAAAGCAGTAGCAGAAGAATTAGAAATCAAACCAGGCATTCTTAAGAAAGCAATCCGGCTGGCACATAAAGCCGAATTTGGCAAAGAACAACAGGATCATAGTTTGTTAGAAACTATTCTAACACAAGTGGGAAAAACACTGTAAGTGAGTTATGTAGACGCATTATATTCCAAAGAGTCAGATCGTATCCATGTAGTAGAACGAGTAGACGGCAAGAGAGTGTATAAAGAATATCCTGCCAATTACATTTACTATTATGACGATCCTAGAGGTAAGTTTCAATCAATATATGGAACTCCTGTGGCCAGGTTTTCTACACGTAACTCAAAAGAGTTTCGCAGAGAAGTTTCTATGCATCAGGGTAAACAACTATATGAATCGGATATTAATCCAATATTTCGTTGTTTAGAAGAAAATTATAAAGGCAAAGATGCTCCTATCCTACATACTGCCTTTTTTGATATTGAAGTAGACTTTCATAAAGAAAAAGGTTTCTCGCCTACATCAGATCCATTCAATGCAATAACAGCAATTTCTGTATATCTGCAGTGGATTGAACAATTGGTCACATTGGTAATTCCACCAAAACACATGAGTATGGAAACAGCTTTAGAAATTGCCGCTGATTTTGAAAATACAATTGTGTTCGATAATGAAGCGTCAATGCTTAAGACATTCTTAGACTTGATCGAAGATGCCGATGTATTGTCAGGATGGAATAGTGAAGGCTATGATATTCCATATACTGTGAATCGTATCATTCGTATTTTGAGTAAGGATGATACTCGTAGATTTTGTCTATGGGGGCAATATCCTAAGGCACGTGATTTTGAACGATACGGCGCTACTAGTACAACATATGATTTAGTTGGCCGTATTCACATGGACTACATGCAGTTATATCGCAAATATACCTATGAAGAACGGCATAGCTATAGTCTAGATGCTATTGCTGAGCATGAATTAGGTGAACACAAGACGCAATATGAAGGCACTCTTGATCAATTGTATAATCAAAACTTTAAAAAGTTCATTGAGTATAATAGACAAGATACAATGATTCTTCATAAACTTGACACTAAGTTAAAGTTTTTAGATTTGTCAAATGAACTGGGGCATGCTAATACAGTATTACTGCCAACTACTATGGGTGCTGTTGCTGTAACTGAACAGGCAATTATTAATGAAGCACATGAGCGTGGACTTGTCGTGCCTAATCGTAAACAAAGATCCGACAAAGATGATACTGCAGCAGCAGGTGCGTATGTGGCGTTCCCTAAGAAAGGTATGCATCCATGGATTGGAGCTGTTGATATTAATTCACTGTATCCTTCTGCGATTAGAGCATTAAATATGGGGATGGAAACCGTTGTCGGGCAATTGCGTCCTATAATGACTGACAAGTATATTAATGACATTATAAGTCAGGGCAAATCCTCTACTGCAGCATGGGAAGGATTATTTGCTTCATTAGAGTACAATGCGGTCATGGAACAAAATCGTGGCACAGAAATCACCATAGACTGGCAAAATGGAGAAAACTCTATACATTCAGGATCAGAAATATGGAACATGATTTTCAATAGTAATCAACCTTGGATGTTGACTGCAAACGGTACCATTGTCACATATGAACGTAAGGGTGTAGTACCAGGATTGCTTGAACGTTGGTACTCTGAGCGTAAAGAACTCCAGTCCAAGAAAAAAGAAGCTACAGATCCAAAAGAAATTGCATTTTGGGATAAACGCCAGTTAGTTAAGAAAATTAATCTAAACAGTTTATATGGTGCAATTTTAAATCCACATTGTCGATTCTTTGACAAGCGCATAGGACAATCAACCACTCTAGCTGGCAGGACTATTGCCAAACATATGGCATCATATATTAATGAATGTATTATGGGTGTTAAGGATCATGCAGGTGATGCAATTATATATGGTGATACTGACTCATGCTATTTTACAGCATGGCCAGCTATTAAGAATGAAGTAGCTAAAGGCAATATGGAATGGAACAGAGAAATCTGTATTCAATTATATGATAGCATTGCCGAACAAGTCAATAATTCATTCCCATCATTTATGGAACAGGCATTTCATTGTCCTCGCGAAGCAGGCGAATTGATCAAGGCAGGTCGTGAATTAGTTGCATCAAATAGTTTGTTCATTACTAAGAAACGCTATGCAGTGTTAATTTATGATCTAGAAGGCCAACGATTAGATGTAGATGGCAAGTCTGGCAAATTGAAAGCAATGGGGTTAGACTTAAAACGTAGTGATACTCCCAAGGTTGTACAAGAGTTTTTGTACGAAATATTGCAAAAAGTTCTTACCGGTACTGAACGAGCCGAGATTATTGAACGTATACTAGAATTCAAACTAGAATTTAAGGATCGTCCATCATGGGAAAAAGGTACACCCAAACGTGTTAATAATCTAACAACGTATACTAAGAAAGAAGAAGCGGCAGGTAAAGCTAATCTTCCGGGGCATGTTCGTGCCGCATTGAACTGGAATAATTTGCGCAGAATGAATGGCGATAATTACAGTATGGCAGTTGTTGATGGCATGAAAACTATTGTATGTAAATTGAAGTCGAATCCACTAGGATGGTCTAGTATTGGTTATCCTACCGATGAACAACGATTGCCACAATGGTTTAAAGAATTACCATTTGATGACAGTTTAATGGAATCAACTATTGTTGATCAAAAAATTGATAATCTTTTAAGTGTGCTAGAGTGGGATATCGCAAGTGCTACCAATACAGAGAATACATTCCAATCACTATTTGAGTTTTAAATGACAGCAGCAGATTTAGTATTATTTAAAAATTTAATTGATCGTTTATCAGTATATCCTATACATGACCAAGCACGTTCTTCATTATCTGAATTTCTATATTTGATTAATCAATATTCACCATCTGATAATATCAAATTTGAAACTCAGTTAAGTAACATAACGAATGCGTTTACGTCTTTTGATAATGAAATTATCATACTTAAAGAAAAACTGAAAGAAAAAATTACAAATGTAGGTAATCAATTATTCAAAGAAAGTTATAATATTTACAGAGATATGATTACCTGGGAAAGTAATACTGATACTGATAATTTATTTAACATGCGCAATGGGTATGAACCAAATAAAGAATTACATCTTAGTAGATTAAGATTATATGTGAATTGGAAATATCCGGCTATTATAGTTCGTCCAGGAACTAATTCATTCATAGAAGATATGGTGGGGTTTGATCCGTTGTATATTTTAGACATAAAACATAGCTTATTGCAACCTGCGCTTGATAAATTTAATCAGCAATACCAAAGTAGATTACGGACCTATGTTATTACTGAGAATTTTGATGATGATATATTATCTAAAATGCCTCATAATCAGTTTGGGTTTTGTTTAGCCTACGATTATTTGAATTATCGACCATTAGAGATAATACAAAAATATTTACAGGAAGTATATGAAAAACTTAAACCAGGTGGTACTTTTATTTTTACATTTAACGATTGTGATAAAGCAAGTGCAGTGGAATTAGTTTTAAAAAAGCAACGTCCCTATACTCCTGGATTTTTAGTTAAAGAATCAGCGGTTAATACGGGATACGAAATTGTCTTTACTGACGATACTAGACAGGCAAGTACCTGGATAGAATTAAGAAAACCAGGTATATTAACATCTTTACGCGGCGGGCAATCTTTAGCTCGAATAGTTCCAAAATAGTTGTACCTGCTAAGTAAAATTGCTATACTAATACAATACAAAGGAAATATAAATGAGAGATCATCTTTTAGATTTAGTCAGTCACACCAATGGGTTAGGTTGTATTGAACAGATCCGAGTAGTAGGTACTGATACAGAAACAAATTTCAATGGCATAGCTGTAGATCGCTCAGTTGTGCTAGAAGGTGGATTAATTAATCCTGTTCCAGAATTTGCCGGAACGTTTGGTATGCCAAATTTAGAAAAACTTAAGATTCTTTTAAACTTACAAGAATACAAAGAAGATGCTAAGTTGTCTATCGGGTACAAAACAACGGGCGAGCCTGATCAAATAACATTTGAAAATAAAACAGGTGACTTTAGAAATAATTATCGGTTTATGGAAGGAGCTCAGGCCAATGACAAAATTAAATCACCTAAGTTTAAAGGCGTTAAGTGGAATGTTGAATTTCAGCCAAGTGCGTCTGCTATTATGCGATTAAAAATGCAAGCCGCTGCCAATGCAGAAGAGCCTACATTCCAAGCTAAAGTTGAAAATGGTGACTTAAAGTTTTTCTTTGGTAATCATAGTACTCATGACGGTAGTTTTGTTTTTCAGCCTGCTGTTGTCGGTGATATCAAGCGTCCTTGGCCCTGGCCTGTTAAAACTGTTATTTCTATTTTAGATTTAGCCGGTGACAAGATTATGCGCATCAGTGATGAAGGCGCTGCTCAAATTATTGTTAATTCAGGATTAGCAGTTTACACTTATATTATTCCAGCAAAATCTTAATAAATGCAGTACTGTTTTAGATGCAGTTTCATCTATATAACTTTAACAATAGTAATTAAAAGGAATTAAAATGGCTAAATTGTCTTATAAATCTAGCGAACGTGCTAATCAAACTCTAGAGGATCTTAGTAACTTTCTAGAATTTTGTAGGGAGTATGGATATCGGTTTAACGAAAATGATCTATATAACTTCAGAAGTTACGCATGGCAGCAATACAACAAATTTGTTCAGGGCAAAAATGTCAAGAACATGTGGGTTGAAGATGCTCGCAGATTTGGTAAATCAAGTTAACTATAGGGCTGGGAAATAGTTGCTGTTTCCCAGCTTGCTTTTATATTTTTATTATAGTATAATGCTCTATAATTAATCCCATTAACATAGTAGTATCAGGAAACAATAATATGCCAATGTTGCATGAAATTTTTGAAAAACGAACTTCAACTCCAGAAGAATACGATAGACTATATAACTCTGACAATCTATACATTGCATGGATAAAAAAAAGAGATGATGATAAATTAAGTGAGTTTATCAGTGCAATTGATGCAGAATACTATGATTGGGCTAGTCCGCTAGTGGGAGAGGCTAAGAGTATATCTAAACTTAAGAATGCCGATACCAGTGGAACATTGCAGGGACATGTCTTTAGTGTCACATCAAAGCAAATGGATCTATTTGAGAAAGTAGCTCTAATGCCTTCTATGAAGTATGGATATCGTTTTGAAAAATATGATGTCAATGATCTTAAAGATAAAGAAAAGCAAGCAATGCTGGATGCGCTTAGCAGGGAAGATGAAAGTGATTGATTATATTGCCTCGTCGTCACCTTGGGTAGTAATATCCGGAAATCCTAATAAACCATATGTTGCCCAAAATGATAAACCCATGCAGGGCGTGTTGCGTATGGTGAATGGCACATACCAAGTGTACGATGGATCATCATGGATGCCGTTTAACGGAACAACCGCTTCTGTTGCATTGACACCTCAAGCGCACAAGATATTAGACTGGGCAGAAAATAAAATGATGCGCGAGGAACTTGCTGAAAAATTGGCCAAGGAGAATCCCACCGTGGCAGATGCGTTGGCTTCGGTTAAAGAAGCTGAAGAAAAACTTAAACTAGTATTAATTTTAACAGGAAAAGGTAAATGAGCACTCAAGAACTATTGAACGAAGCTATCAAGCAATATGCTGATAAGGTTTGGAAAGAAAAGCCAAGTAAAATGTCGCTTGAACAGAATGACCCAATTTGGAATGAAATCTGGCGGTTGTCTGGAATTATTATTAACGGAGAAGGTAAATGACACCAATGGTTAAAAACTTTGCCAAGTGTGGATGTGGTCGTACTAGAGACCTTGAAGGCTATTGCGATAGCAGCCATGCTCTATCAGAAGCAGAATACGCAGCATTACAGGATCCACAAGAAATTGATTGGGGAGATGAAGAAGTTAAACCAATGAAAGTTATTTTTGAGCCAGGCTGCTTTGATAATTTTGAAGGAACACAAGAAGAACTAGCTGAACTTATGTCGGCAATCCAATCAGAGTTTGCGGGAAAAACGCGGGATGAAATTGAGAATATGGCTGATGTAGTCAATCTAGAAGATTTGATGAAGGATGATCCAGAATTTGCTCAACAAATAATGAGTATGAATAATGAAAGGAAATTACAATGAAATGGGCTAAAAAATTACTACTTAAATGGGTAGCAGACGCACAACGTGATCAGTTCAATGAACCACACGTTGTGGAAGAAACAGATATGAAGTTAATGTCAAGTCGTGAGGTAGATGAGCATGAAATCAACATGAGCAAGTCTATTAAATTCTCTGTTCTTCCTGCTCGTGGTGGATGCGTTTTAGAAATTAAATCATGGGATAAGAAAGAACATGAATGGGAAACTGTTACACATGTTATTCCAGAGGGACAAGATGTTGCTCATACAGTGGGGCAGTTAGTATCAATGGAAATGCTGCGTAGATGAGTTTAGTAACTTCCATCATAGTAACAAATAGTGGCAGTGGGTATAACACTCCCAATGTTACCCTAGCAGCCGGCACTTTGCGTATGAATAATATCACAGGCCAGATGGAAACTTGGAATGGCTTGACATGGATCACTATTTCCATGGACGTTGAATTAAGTTCTATAAGACACCATATAGAAAAATCTGTAAGTGAGGTTACAGAATATGTGAAAGTCCGTGCCCCTAATAATGTAACCATTCAAGATGCCCTTGCTGAATGGCTAGAGGCGTGTGATAAATTTAAGGTTATCACAACACTTGCTGAACAGAGCAAATAAAATTAACTACTAGTATTATACAGTAAATAATTTAACTGTAAAAGGACAACAATGGCTAGCATCACAAACGAATATAAGATAGCAGTATTACTACCCACTAGAGGTAGAACCACCGCATTAAAACTCAGTATCATTAGTATTTTCAATCGTGTACTTGAATTAGAAACAGTACAATTATTATTGGGATTTGATAAAGATGACGAAATAGGATTGGGATACTTTTCCAGAGAAATACAACCTTGGTTAGAAGACAAAGGTATACATTATAGTGTAATGATATTTGAACCCATGGGTTACAATGGGCTAAACCGATACTATAATGGATTAGCAACTCAAGCAACTGCTGATTGGTTGTTTGTGTGGAATGATGACGCTCTAATGGAAACTACTGGCTGGGACAAAGTTGTAACTAGTCACACAGGAGAATTCAAGTTGCTTAAAATCCACGTTCATCGTGAACATCCATATTCTATTTTTCCTATCTATCCAAAAGAATGGTATGATTTATTTGGATTTGTAACTAGGCATCAAATGACAGATGCAGAACTTAGCCAAATTGCTTATATGTTAGACATTATGGAGATTGTAGAAATCTATGCTACACATGATAGACACGATTTAACTGGTAATAATAATGATCATACTTACCAAAAACGTGATATACTAGAAGGTAATCCCAGCAATCCGCTGGACTTTCATCATACATCGTATGGCAATGGTAGGCTAATGGATGCTGAATTTATCTCAAAACATTTAGCCACTAGGGGAGTAGATCTTACTTTCTGGCATAATGTTAAAATGGGAAAACAAGACCCCTGGGAAAAACTCAGGGCCAATGATATCAACAAACAAATGGCACAAACTTCGGTACAAAAACAATGAGCAAAATTACAGAAAGTAAACATTTATGGCAATGCGTAATCAGCAATGCTCCTGTAACCAAAATTTTAGATTTTGGTCAACACGCATACGCTGATACATTCATTGCTGAAAATCAACTAAACTTATCCGAGCCTGTATTCCCACTTCAGTTATACTTAAGTTCAGAGTCAGGTGGTATTCAGCTAGGTTATGCTAGTGATGCCAAGGATCGCTATAACTTATACAGTTATAGTTATACAAGTTCCAACTCCAAAACGGCAAGAGATCATTGGGATGAATATGCAACTACTATCAAGAGTAGATTTAACCCGCAAGGATTAGTAGTAGAAATTGGCAGCAATGATGGCTACTTAATTAAACAATTTCAAGAATCAGGTGTTACAGCACTGGGTGTTGATTCATCTAAAGATATGTGCAAGATTGCCAAGGCAGCTGGTGTTAACACAGTTAAGGGATTGTTTAATATTGATTTAGCTGATAAACTAGAACATATACATGGACGAGCCAGTTTGATTATGGCAAACAATGTATTCAATCATGCAAATGATCCAATTGATTTTGCGGTTGGTGTAACACATTTGCTAGACAATGAAGGTATGTTTGTATTTGAAGTGCCGTATTGGGCCAGTATGATTGAAAGTGATCGCTTTGTAGACATGGTATATCACGAACATATTTCTTATTTTACAGTTAAGAGTGTATGGAATTTACTACAACAAGTTGGAATGACAATTGTAGATTATGATGTGGTTGATTACCACGGTGGTAGTCTTCGTGTTATTGCTAAAATGGATATAGGCAATGGAATGCCAGCGTTAATTCAAAGCGCCATTGAAAAAGAAACCGCAATGGGTTTGTTTAGTTATAAATTTTATAACAAACTGCAAACAAAATTTGAACAACAACGCAATGAATGGCTCCGTAAATTTTATCAAATTTTAGCTGACGAACCTGATGCTGTTATTATTGGAGTAGGTGCTGCTGCTAAGGCAAACACCTGGCTTAACTGGCACAAGCTAGATAAAACTCTTCTACATTGCATAACTGATGCCAGTGAGTTTAAACAGGGTAAATATACTCCTCTATCACGAATTCCTATTAAGGGTGATGAAGAATTTGCTCTACATGAAAAACCCTATGCCCTAGTTCTGTCATGGAACATCGGTGAGCCTCTTAAACAGGCGTTGTTAAAAATTAATCCTAATACAAGGTTCCTATCACAATGAAGCATTATAATATCGTAGAGAATTCTGAATCAGGGCTAGGATCATTCAAAGATGATCGTGGTTCTATTACAGATATCTTTTATAAGAAATCTATCAATCATGGCTGTGTAATTAGTAATACCCCTGGTGCTGTCCGTGGAAATCACTACCACAATCATACAATTCAGTATACGTATATTCTTGCCGGTAATTTAACTTACTATTCGCAACCCATGGATAAATCTGAATCAGTTTCAGCATATGATGCTGTTCCCGGAGATTTTATTATTAGTGATCCAACAGAAATACACGCCATGAAAGCCGGGGCAAATGGATGTGTTTTTATAGCCTTTGCTGAAGGCCCTCGTGGCGGCGAAGATTACGAAAAAGATACAGTAAGAGTTGATTCTATTATTCCTGCATGAAAACAGTAGTTGTATTTGGAGGAACTGGTGGAATAGGTAAAGCTACCTGCGATGCCTTCAGTGCCTCCGGATATGTTGTACATTCTTTTGGTAGTAAAATAGTTAATTTTGAGCTGGCCGAAAGTCAAGCTCACGTAGATGAGTTATTGAGAAAAATTATGCCTGACGTGGTTGTTAACTGCGTCGGGCATTTTGACGTTACCAATAAAGAATCTCATTTCAAAACAATGAATATTAATGTTGGCTCAAATTGGAGCATTATCAAACATTATATAGACAATATTAGTACCAAACCAGTTAAAATTATTATGGTCGGATCTAGTGCCTATAAATCTGGTCGCAAGAGCTACATTTTATACGCCGCCAGTAAATCCGCACTATATAATGTATGGCAAGGTGCCAGCGAGTATTTTGAAGGATCTAATGTATCAATAAGTTTAATTAATCCAGTAAAAACTCGTACACCAATGATAGATATGTCAACTAAAGATATTTGTCTAGAGCCTGAAGATGTAGCACAAGCAATTTTAACTATGACATCAACTAATAGCAGCAATTTAGTTGATATGAAGTATCCAGAGGAAACAAAATGAAAATCGGAATTATAGGCAAAGGAACAGTAGGCAAAGCAGTTTATGAAGGACTTAATCACCTAGGACATCAAATGAGTTTCTTTGATCCTGCATATGATGGATCAACTCTTAGTGATGTATTAGATACTGATTGTGTGTTTATTAGCGTACCAACTAACCAAGCTGCAAATGGTGATTGCGATACCAGTATCGTAGAAAGTGTAGTATCAGAATTAGACTCTGCTGGTTACAAAGGACTAGTGGGTATTAAAAGTACAGTAGTTCCAGGCACAAGTGATCTCTTATCAGCCTCTCATCCTAATCTACGCATTTGTTCAGTTCCAGAATTTCTTCGTGCCAAGACAGCACTAGCTGACTTTATGTATAATCACGATCTGTTAATTATTGGCAGTACTCGTGAAGAAGATTATGTCATGATGAAGGCAATACATGGTAACCTACCAAAGAACGTTGCTTGTGTTAAGCCTGCTGAGGCAGAAGTTGTAAAATACTTTAACAACGTCAATCATGCTACACAAATTATATTTGCCAATATTGCATATGAAGTATGCAAAAAGCTAGGGGTAGATTACAACAATGTATACAACGCTATCATTCAACGTGATAGTATTAATCCAGCTTATCTAATGTGCAATGAAAATCTTCGTGGATTTGGCGGACATTGTTTGCCCAAGGATACTAGCGCATGGAACAATTTGGTTAAAAGTTTGGGCCTAAAGTTTTCAATGATTCAAGCTCTTATTGATGACAACGCAAAGGTGAATGATGAGTAAAATCTTAGTAACAGGAGCCAGTGGTCTATTAGGCACAGAATTTTGTCACCAACTTAAAGAAGCAGGGCATGAAGTTTGGGCAGTAGATAACCATAGTCGCAGCGAAACTATTCCTCCGTGTGATGAATGGCATAAAATGGATCTGTTAGCCAATGATAGATTTATTGGCCTATCATCACTACCTCGTGATTTTGATTACATTTATCACTATGGTGCTATTAATGGTACAACCAATTTTTATAAAATTCCAAACAAGGTATTGGAAAATAACTTTGTCAGTGATATCAATGTATTCAACTTTGCAGCCAAATGTAAAAACTTAAAACGATTGATATACGCATCTAGCTCAGAAGTTGTTGCCGATGACCCCGTTAGTCCTGTTACTGAAAACTCAGATGTATTCATCAAGGATATACACAACGCTCGTTGGAGTTATCGCTTAGCCAAAATCACTAGCGAGAACTTTTTAGCAAATTCTGAGTTACCATATGTTATGCTACGTTACTTTAATGTATATGGTGAGAACTCAAAGAAAGGACACTTTTTAGGTGACCAAATTGATAAGATCAAAAATGGGGTGTTCTCAGTCATTGGCTCGCATGAAACACGATCATTTTGTCACGTAAGCGATGCTATTCGTGCCAGTATATATGTTGCTGAAAATGCTAACCGAGTGTTAGTAAACGTAGGCAATGACCGTGAAATATCAATCGGTGACGCTGTTCGTATTATCGCAACAGAACTTGGACATCCAGATGCTGTATTTGAAGAATTGCCAAGCATGGCTGGATCTGTTGCTAATCGTCGGCCTGATCTTACTAAGCTGCGTGAAATTATGCTTGACTATAATCCTTTAAGTTTTGAAGAAGGTATTCGGCAAATTTTAAGTTGACAAATTCCTATAGATCGTGTACAATATAACTTTACTCAATCTATAGGATTTACAATGAAAAAAGTAACAGTAACTTGGCAGGGAATAGAAGGTATGTGCCATGACATTCTACGACAAATTCAATTAGATAACTGGAAGCCTGACTATGTAGTTGGACTTACTCGTGGTGGGCTTGTTCCTGCTAATCTGATTAGTCAATATTTGAATATTCCAATGGAAACGTTACAGGTTCATGTACACAATGGCAAAGAATCTGAAAGCAATTTATGGATGTCTGAAGATGCATATGGATACGAGGATTCTCCAAAGCAAATTCTTATTTTTAACGATATCAACGATACAGGAGCTACTTTAAATTGGATCAAACGTGACTGGGAAAGTAACTGTTTAGGACACGATGAACGTTGGGATCATGTATGGAATAAGAGTACTCGTGTAGCTACGCTGTACGATAATGAAGTGAGTAAATCAGAGCTTGCTATTAACTATAGTTCGGTTACAATTAACAAGTTTACAGAAGATTGCCAGATTGAATTCCCATGGGAAAACTGGTGGAATAAATGATTTTTACAATAGGAGATTATTATGTTTAATACAAATCAGATCGATACCAATACCATAGCATTAAGCTATCGGGCAGCAGAAGAAGTTAATAGCGCAATGAGTCGCGTCTATGGATATATGAGTTTAGCAGTTATTGTATCAATGTTGGTTAGTTACTTTGTTGGAACTAGTCCAGAGTTGTTAAAATTCTTTTTCACAGGTATTTTAAAGTGGATCGTAATTTTTGCTCCCCTAGCAGCAGTATTTGGTGTTGCGATGATACTGGCACGCAGTCCAGGCAAAAGTACTGCTCTATTATGTTTATATGGATTCGCGGCACTAATGGGATTGAGCTTTGCTACAATCTTTGCTGTGTTTACTATGGGAAGTATTGTTAGTGCTTTCATGGGCGCAGCAATTTTGTTTGGAGTAATGAGTTTTTATGGATACTTTACCAAGCGTAGCTTAGACAGTATGGGCAAGTTTATGTTTATTGGTCTAATCGCAATTGTCATTGCCAGTATTGTTAATATCTTTATCGGCAGTACTGTAATGCAAATGGTAATTAGTGCCCTTGCTATTATTATCTTTCTTGGATTGACAGCATACGACACACAACAAATTCGTGAAATGGTTAGCGTTGACTCTAGTTCAGCAGTTGAAGTAACAGGTGCGTTGACACTATATCTTGACTTTATCAACATCTTCCTCAATTTGTTACAATTGTTTGGCGATAAAAACGACTGATGAAGAATTTTGTAATTGACGAAGGAAAGCCATTTGATGTACACATTCGTTCCGTTCATCGTTGCCTAGAGAATCCAGAGAATCCTACAGCAGATGATTTGATTAAGATTCTAAAAGATACGCATCAGTTTACTACCATGTCTAATGATGATAGTCCCGAGTTTAAATCATTACGAAATACACTGGAAGCAGAGGGTTATATTGAATGTCAGCGTAACTGGTGGAATGGTGACCGTGTAATAAGACCATTTACTTTAAATGGAGTTAAATTTAAAGTAAATGATAAGTTCTGCTGTGGTGGAGCAATGAAACATCATTTACAATTTGAAAGGGAATATGAAAACAAGAGAACAAATCATTACTAGTATGTGCTATACATGGCGGCATGATTACGGGCTAGATAAACCGGAGGGTGAAGACTTTGCTAGTAAATTGTCATCAGGTACAACACAAGCTGAGCGTGAGTTTCTATGGAAACAAATGGCACAGATATTTGACAATGATATTGCTCCGCATATGAAGTTTGTTAGACCTCGTCTAACAAAAGAAGAAAGAATAGCAAAGCGAGAAGATCGTCGTGAACTAAATAGACATCTTGGATACAGTCGCATAGGGGCAGATGCCTTTCGGCGTGGCAGGTAAAATGTTAACACCAGACGCAGCATTAGGAATAATAGATATGTTTAAAATGATTAAAAGATGGTTTACAAAGAAACCAGTGGAGCAGGTAGCGCAAACAGTAACTCCACCGCCAGTTAAGTCAGCCAAGGAATTAGCCACTGACAAGGGAGAAGCCTATGTTAATATTATTAGCATGGATATTGACCCAAATGGTATGGGAATGGGATCGTTTGAGCTAGACTGGAACGCAAAGTTTATTGCTGATCTAGTCAGGCATGGTTACATGATGGATCAAAATGATACTGATGCTGACATCGTGGATCGTTGGTTTACCAATGTATGTCGCAATGTAGTATTAGAAACATATGAACAATATGAAGCTATGAGCAATCGTGTTGTTAAGACACGAGATATGGGTGATGGTCGCAGTGAGGTTAGCTGATGATGATATATGTCAATGGCAGTACGCATACCATGGCGGCTGAAGCTGCTACTACGTATACTGTAGCTAGTGATGATCCTGCATTAATTCATTTGGGTAAACTACCACATCCTGTTAATTTATCTGCTGGCTGGGGAAAAATGTTAAGTGTCGCACTTAGGTCAGGATTTCAATGTGGTGCAATTGTAGATAATACGGTTGATAAAATTATAGATGATACAGTGGCATGGGCAGATTCCCAGAATCAGAATAGCATTGTAATAATTGAATGGTCTGATATTACACCAGATGATGAAGATAAGATATGGCAATTTCATAAAAAGTTAGATAATCAAAATATCAAACATATATTCTTCAATAGCAATACTCCATGTACTGATTACTCATATGATTGGAATTATGCCTACATTTCTCCCACTGATGCGGATGGAACATATGAACGTAGATTACAACTTGCCAATATTGAGACTGTTTCACCCACTTCAAAGCACTTTGGCAAAGATGGTCATGTATTTTGGAATAGATTTTTACTAAATTACATCATTACACATGATTTTATTTGACCTCCAACATTATAACTGTTATACTTAATACATGAAATATATTTTAATTGATACAGCAAATCTTTTCTTTCGTGCTAGACATATTGCTGGTCGTGCTTCTTCAGCAGAAGAAAAAGCAGCATTTTGTCTTCATATCATACTTTCCTCTGCTAATAAAGTAACCCGAATGGTAGGAGCTGACCATGTAGTGTTTGCTCTTGAAGGGCGATCATGGCGTAAAAACTTTTACAAGCCATATAAAGCCAACCGAGCAGAAGCTAAAAAAGCTTTGACAGATCAACAGGCAGAAGAAGACAAAATGTTTTGGGAGGCATATGAATCCTTGACTAAATATTTGTCTGAGAAAACAAACTGTAGCGTCATTCGCTGTCCGATAGCAGAAGGTGATGATGTTATGGCTCGTTGGATCGCATTACATCCTCATGATGAACATGTTGTTGTTAGTAGTGATACCGACATCGTTCAATTAGTAGCACCCAATGTCAAACAATATAACGGTATAACCGACGAATTAATCACATTAGAAGGAACTTTTAATGATAAGGGAAAAATTGTTATCGATAAGAAAACTAAAGAGCCTAAGCCGCCAGTTAACCCGCAGTGGCTTCTCTTCGAGAAGTGTATGCGCGGCGATTCGTCGGATAACATCTTTTCGGCCTACCCGGGAGTTAGAGTCAATAGTACTAAAAAGAAGATTGGCCTTACGGAAGCGTTCGACGACAGAGATAAAAAAGGATACGCCTGGAACAACATGATGTTACAGCGGTGGACTGATCCGGATGAGGTTGAACATCGTGTACTTGATGACTATCATCGTAATGTAACTCTAGTGGATTTAACTGCACAACCTGAAGATATTAAATTGATCATTGATACTAGCATTAAAGAGCAAATTAGTCACAAAGATGTAGGTCAAGTTGGCATTAGATTCTTACAGTTTTGCGGAAAATATGATCTTGCTAAGCTAAGTGAAAATGCTGAAGCATTTGGTAGTTGGCTGAATAAAACTTATAGCGGGGTATTAGATGCTTAATTTTCTGTTTGGTGCTGTAATCTTTGTAGTAGTATCATTTGTAGTAGTATTAACTTTTATACTAGTACAGCAAGACAAAGATCGTGTTACGGTAACATATGATTGCCGTATGCTAATGGGAAACTGGCATCCAGATGTCCCGAAAGTGGTAATAGAAGAATGTAAAAGAGGATTAAAGAATGACATTAATAGCAAAGCCTGTAATAGACAAACAGTTTTGGATCTTACAACAAGATAACAACAAGATCGGCAATATCGAAGCATGTGATGGTGGATATCAAGTTAAAATCAATAATCAAGTTGTAGCACAATACAAGACGATTAAACTTGTTGAGCGTAACATCAATGTTACTTTTGAAACTATTCCCAAACCAGAAAAGAAAACTTCAAACATAGTGCATGGTTATCAAGCAGCAGGGCGTGTATATAATCCTGTATGGGATGTTCCACATAAGTTACCTGTTTATACCAAAACTAGAAAGAGTAAATCTTGGTACGCTGCCGGATGGTATACCGTCAATAAAAGTAAACACTGGACTACTGAACAAGATCCTAAACTAATCGTACTAAAACGATACCCTTATAAGGGACCATTTCATACTAAACAAGAGGCAGAACTTAAATGACAAATCCATTCCGCGACAGCGACAAATTCATGACAGCATGTGAACAAACAATCACAGGCATGAATGACGACCAGTTTAGAATGTATTCTACACTGATTACTGAAGAATACACAGAATTACAAGAAGCTATTGCTGCTGGTGATAAAGTTGAAACACTTGATGCCCTAATAGACATTATGGTTGTTGTTGCCGGTGCTATCAATAGTATGGGAGCAGATGGCGAAGGTGCATGGCGTGAGGTAATGGCCACAAACTTTGCCAAAATTGACAGACAATTAGGCAAGGTACGGCGCAGAGATGACGGGAAAATTTTAAAACCTGATGGATGGACACCACCTAATTTGGCAAAATTTTTAACGAGAGAACATTGAGCATACACCTACAAAAGTTCATTGAACGAGTTCGTGGGAACGATGCCAGGGGTGGCAAAGATTTTGTCATGCCAATGAAAGATGCAAAGGGAATGGCCGCTGACTTAACAGAGCTATTACTAGAGCTTAGGACTCTAAAGGAAGCAGCACTTCAACCACAAAAAGAAGAGATTATTGAAGTTAAAATTTCAGGTGGGAAATTTTAATCTCTGTATATTACCACTAAATAATATACTATGTCTAGACCCAAGCCCCAAATCCTTGCTGAATTAACTAATAAACAGACCTACAAGACTGAACAAATTTTGGCGTCAGACGGCATATGGGCTGTTTATTATGAGAACAATCCTATCAATATCAAAACTTCTAATATGTTGATTCAGTATCCAGGACCCAAGTATAAAAAAGTAAGTTTCAGTAATCCCGGACATGCAATAAATCTTGCAAAAAAACTTAACGCTCAATTTAAAACAGATAAGTTTTCTGTTGTGTTGTTAAAAGAAGGCAATAAAGTATATCCATAGAGATCTATGTCTACTAAACTTGATCTCACCAAAGAACTAGTCAAAATATTATCTATTGAGAATGAATTAAACATAGACAATTTGTATACTGATATCTGGCGAAATTTTAGGCAAGATGGTGGATTTAGATTAACTAGCAAAGGATATGAATTATTCAGTAAATATCTAGAGTTAGAGCATTATACTGTTGACTTAAATGTACCTTCTGTTAGTATTACAATGTTGCTAGCGTTGGATCATAAATTAAAACATCCATATTATCTTCATCTGTATAAACATAATGTTGATCTAGTATTATTTGACAGCAAAGAGGCTATGTTGGCCAATTTATATGGTGATTTAAAGAAATTTCTTG